CCCTGCAGGGTCATGTAGCTGGCGATCCCCGCCGGGATGGCTTTCTCCATCGCCTCGCCGAGGGGGTGATCGATATGGCTCCACCACCATTCGCACAGCACGCTGAAATCATGGCCGCCGGCGAACAGGGGACGCAGGGCAAGCGCCCAGTTGCCCGCCTCCACTTCCACCCCGACCGGGGTGGCCGGCACGGCGATGGTGAAGTTGACCGCAGCCACTGGTGAATGGGCGCCGGTCAGCGCCACGGCACGCACCAGGGCGACATAGTTGCCGGCGGCCAAGCCGTTGACGCGGCAGGACTGACCAGGCACCTGAGCGGTCATCACGGTGACCGGGGCGGCGCCCTGGGACAGGCGCTGCACGATCACCTGGTTGTAAGCCACGGTGCCGGTGTTACGCCAAGACAGTACCCCTTGCAGCACCTCCCCCATCTGCTCCAGCTCGTAGCGCAGCACATCGGGCATGGCCACACCGCCGGTGGGCAGCTCGGTGATCCCCGGACGCGTCATGGGCTTGCCGATGGCATCGGCCCAGAACAGCGGGGAATCCTCGCGCAGGGTCAGATCCACCCCGCTGTTGAGGCCAAAGGCCCAGTCGCTGACCCGAAACTCCGGCCCCTGAATACCCAGCGCCGGAATATAGAGCTTGATGGTCTGGCCCGGTCTGTAGCGCCAGCCAGACAGGTTGACGCTGCAGGTAAGGGTGCGGGCATTGCGCCGTTGACGCAGGATGATGTTGGCCAGGCGCTGCGCCTGGTACTCGCTGGTGACGCAGCGCAGATCGAGATCTTCCAGCAGCGGCTGGCCGCCATCCTCTTCGACCCATTCCGGCACCACCACGGCGGGGAAATCGGTCTTCTTAAAGGTGACCGGGTCAACGAAAGTACCCGCCACCTGGTTGAGCTTGTCGCTGCTGGAGGGCTCCGGCAGCAGCTCCAGATCCCCGATCAGCTGATGGGCGCGCAGCTCGTCGCTGGCGGGGCCGTAGTAAGCCCCGGCGATGATGCCATGCTTGCCCCCCACATAGGTTGGCTGGGCGGCGCAAGCCATGTGCATGGCCTCCAGTACCTTGGCACGCGCCTCCCCGAGGTCGAACTCGACATCGAGGCTATAACGCGGCTCGGTGCCACCACCGGGCAGCGCAACCTGCTCATCGCAGATGTTCGCGGCCTGGATAAACTCGTCAAGCCGGATCTCGTCGTCCGGCACATCGAGCCAGGAGCGGTAATAATCCAGGATCACCAGAGCGGCGTTGCGGCTGTGCTTCCATTTGCCGTCTCGGGGATCCCACACCTCCTTGCCGAACTTCTCGATCTTGATATTGGGCAGACCAGTTGGGAACTTCTCAGCGTCGAACTTGAACGAGATCCGCAACCAGGTCATCCCCTGGCCAATCATGTCCCCTTTCCAGTCGGCGCAGTTGGCCAGCATGAAGGGATCGCAGGTCTGCCGATCGGCGTGCAGCTCATAGCTGACCAGCCCCCCGAAGGTGGCGACTAACTCGTCGCCAAGCCAGATATTGCCGATGCGGCTCAGCTTGTGGCCAGCGAGCACCAGGGCGATATGCAGCCATTCCCCCTCATCCTGCTCGCCAGCCTGCTCGGCGGCAAAGCTCATCAGGCCGGAAGAGATCACCCGGCCATAGATGCAGGTCTTATCGCTGGCCGCGGCCCGCAAGATCTGGCTGCGCTCGCTCGCGCTGCGATAGTCCCCGAGGCTGGGTTTCTTGGCGGTGATCATCATGGTGGCGCTGGCCACCGCCGTGCCGATGGCGATGGCGGTGGCCGTGCTGACCACCAGGGCCGAACCTGCTCCGGCGGCCACGCCGGCAATCACGGGGATAACTGCTGCGGGCATTACTCGACTCTCCAGGCAAACAGGGGAACGGCATCGGGAACCGGGCGAGCGCCCTGCTCAGTCATGGCCCACACCCGCCCCGCCCACATCACGGCGGCGGTCTGACCCTGGGGCCCTTCGAACACCAGGGCATCACCGCGTTGGGCCATGGCCACCGGCACCCGTTCAAACAACGCATCAAGGGCGGCGGCAATGCTGCCGTGGGTCTTGGCCAACGCCCGCTTGGCGCCTATCTCGGTGCGGTAGCGGCCGCGATAGGCGGCGGCAGGATCCTTGTCACAGGCCGCCAGACAGACATCTGCCACGAATAGGCAACAGTCATTCTCACCCCAACAAAAAGGCCGCTCGGAGGCGGCCTGAATGCACTGAATGATGCGGAGTTGCCAGTCTGGATGGCGCATGGTCAGTCCTTGTAAACGAAGTCTGGGGCGTCCTTCTTCGAGCCCCAGTAGATGGCCCGGTCGGCCATCTCGTTCTGGTAGCGGAAGAAGTGATCATTGGGATGGAGGCGGCGGTGACTCTCGTCGGTGCAACGCCGATTCAGCCCCTTCTGCCAATCTTCGAAGATGTTGGAGATGGTGAGCTGGATGGTGTTGGTCTTGCCCGCCTTGATGGGGGTCTGAGCGATGCGCCCCTTGAACTGGAGGCAGGCATTGAGCGGCACCCCGTCAGGCCCCATCACCACCAGGTAGAGCCAGGCCATCCGATCCACGATGCGCTCACGCATCACTTCGGCGAGCAGGCTGTCATCCAGTCCGCCCAAGGTCACCGGAAGCTTGGTCGGTGAGGTAGATAGCTGCTCTTTCTGGGGGCCAACAGACCCCATGGAGCCCACGCCATAGTAAGTCTCACCGTCGATCACCAGCGGCCCCAGTCCGGAGTGGATGCGGCTGATCCCGCTCACCAGATCCAGCTTGAGCGCGTAGAGCGCCGAAACATGAGGTTGGTTCAAGGCGGTGATCACCGCAGGGTCGAGGCCGACGATCATGGGTAGAAGCTCTCCACAAAGGACAGAGTCACATCGGTGAATACGCCAGGGGATCGCTGGAAAGACACCGCTTTATCACCCTGCAACATAAACACTCCGCTGGGGCGACTGACCGATAAGGGGGTGCCGGAGGGATAATTACCACGCAGCATGGGGGCAACCCGGATCAGGGCCCCACCGCTCAAGTCCGAGGTGACGTCGGCCAGTACCCGTTTCAGCTCGTCTCCGATCTGGATCCAGTCGCCCACCTTCAAGACCTTGGTGCTCGGCGTCCAGCCGCGACTGGTCAGCAACTTGCGCATGGCCAGCGCCTCCGTCACGACCGGCGCCCCCTGCACCGGCTGGGGACTACCAACCAACCGAGCGCCGAAGTCCCAGAGTCTGACCCGCCCCGCCTGCCCATCAAGGGAGAAGATCAGCGCCTCCAGCCTGCGGGCCTTGTCCACGGGCAGGGCCTTGAAGGTGACTTGCATCACCACCTTGGAGCCCGGCGTCTCGGCCGTCTGGGTCGATCCCGTCCAGGGCGACTCAAACGACCGGGTCATGCTCTCCAGCCCCAGATTCATCTCACCGGGGATCAAATCCACCGGCCATTCCAGTACCTCAGCCATTCAACGTCCTTACCCCATCAATCGGCGGATCTGACCGTAGCCGGACATATCTTCCACCACCATCTGATAACCCTGCTTCGCCCCTGCCTCCGCACCATCACTGGCGGCTTGGCGCAGAGCGGCAGCCAGCGCCTCATCACCAGCACCCGACACGGAGATATGCTGGATGACAGTAACACCGCCACCCCCGCCGCCCTGCCCTGCCGCTCGCTCCAGGATCGCCGACGACTCGCGGCGACTGGTCACATTCGCCGGGCCACGCACCAGGGTGCCGTTGACGAACTCATCGCCGAGCTCGGATACGATCCCGAACTGGTTGGCCGGGATGTATCCGCCCTTGTCGAACATGCCTGCGATGGCCTGCCCTGCCACCATGCCCGCCGAGGCGTAGCCCATCGCTTTGACGCTGGCAGCAAGGGGGAGGCTATATGGCGGCGGAAACGCTGCCAGAGCTTTGGCGGCTGCCTCTTCGGTCGATACGATGATCGACGGGATGGCCGCCGCCTTCTGCGCTGCAAACAGCGCCTTGTAGACGCCGGAATGCTCCAGGCCGGCCTGCTGCAACGCCGAGGTGGTGATGCTCATCTGCTGCTGGGTAAAACTCAGCAGCTCGGCCGCCACGGTGGCCTGATACTCCCGTTGCTTGTTGACCCGGTCGTTCTCGATCTGCAGCAAGCGGGATTGGTGATCCTGCTCCAGTTGTTCATGGGCACCATAGCGTTCCATCTGCAGTTGCATCTGCAACTCGTGGTTGCCGGCAGCGGCATCGTAGGCGCTGGCATACTGCTGTTGCAGGCGGGCCTGCGCTTCCTGCCAACGGTTTGACTCTTCGATAATCGATGCGCCATACGCCTCCTGGGCCTGAGCCGCGCGGGCGTCATACCACTGCTGATCAACTCCAGCCAGGGCGGCATTGCTGTTTTCCAGCAACGCCTGGCGCTTGGCCAGCTCACGAGAGATCTGGGCGGTTTCCTCACGGAAAGAATCGACCGCGGCATAGTTGGGGGCCTTGGCTTTCTTCGGTGCCTTGGGGGCATCCGGGATCGCCACCACCCCGACCGGGCGGCCAGCGCCAGGCGCAGGCAAAGGCGCCTCGCCATCACCTGCCGTTGTGGCTTCGGCAATCTTCTGGCGGAGCAGACCAAGGTTCTTGAAATAGCCATCCCAGCCGTTGCTCTCGCCGACGTTCAGAAACGACTTAACCCGTTCCTCAGCCTGAGACAATGCCTCGCCCA